ACCAACAACTGATTCTGTGAACTCTCCCGAATTTCCGTTTGCCGTATCTATCATGCGTACCCAGAAATAATGCGTTTCATTCACGCCTAAGCCGTCAAATGAATAACTATTTGTTGGATATGCCAGTGTGACGAGTTTTCTTGTTGTCTCAAAACGATTTTCTGCACTCGTCCAAATCTCGATCGCGGAATTTGGATTGGCGAATACTGGATTTTTCCACTGCAACAAAATCCCAAACACTTTCGAAACAGTAGTTAATTCGCTCACAGCAAAGCTGATATTAAATGACTTAGTAACCGCCTCTGATAGCTGTCCTTGCTCGTTCTTAGCGCGAATTTCCGCAACATATTCCCCGTCGGGAAGACCGATAAATTTGTAGTTTGGTGATGTTAAATCATCATAAATCTTATAAAACGTTCCATTTTTATATAACTTAATCTGATATTTAACAATTGCACTATGTTTGACAATGTAGTCAAAACTCAATGATACACCATCACCGTCTGCTTGTACTTCGACGTGTTGCACTTTATCAAGTCCAGCAGTAGAAAGTGTTGTTTCTTTTGGCTCAAAGACTGCGCCATTATCCACGATTGCTTCCTTTTGTGGTTCGTGTTGAAGCGCAACAATCGTATATTGACCTTGCTTGTCTTCGCTTATCGTCAATGCTTTGAATAACTGAACATTGATTTCTTGTGTTGTTAAAGACCAAACACCGAATTCAGCCAAACCGACAGGCTCTGACTCTAACGTCACTTCATTACCATTCACATTCACAATGCGAATATCTGTATGCTTAGCTTCTTGATTAATGTACGTTAAATAACTATTCCCCCATGGCGTAATTTCTCTATCAAGCGTCACTTTTCTACCATTGACAGCTATTACACGACCACCAATATTTGTATCTGCATAATGGCAATCTGCTACACGAATAATGTCACCGGGAATGTGCATTAAGCCTTCTACACCGACAGTAAATGTGACTGTTTTGGTTTCCAATCTCTCTGTTTCAAGAATCCATTTCCCAGTGCGGAATGCTTGACCGCGTGATGTGCAGCCAAACGCTGTCACTTTTTTAATGTTTAAACCATGACGACGAATTAAATCATCATCAGATACGATTTCGATCTTTCTTTCATAACTATCACTTGCGTCAACATATTCAACGTGAATCTCGTTGTGTCGCGCTTTCTGTGCTGAATATTGATAAGAAAACTCACCGTCAACAACATTCGCATTTGTATAAGTCCACACTGGATCTGCTGGTCTATCCATTACGACAGTAAACTCTTGCCCGTTCCACACTGGCATTGCGCGGAAGATTGAACAGATGTCATTAATCACATCGTATGCTTTACGCTGATCTGTCAGCCACGCATTACACGTGAATCGAGGTTCTTTGCCGCCAAACCCATCTGGCACAAGCTGATCACAATATTGCGCCACTTGATATAACGTCCACTTATCCACATTGAATGCACCTAAACGCCAGCCAAGACCATAGCGCTTGTTAGTCATTAAGTCGTACAGCACCCACGCTGGATTATTTGACCAAGCTATTTTGAATGTACCGTCCCAAAGCCCTGTATAAGTACGATTCACGGGGTCATAGTTACTCGGCACTTTGATTTTGATACCGTAGATTTCATAAGTGCGGTTTGGGATTGAACTAAAATATTCCGAATCAAAACGAACACCGACAATAGCAGTGTTCGGGTAAGCGAATTCAGTTTCAATAATTTCGGTATAACTTGCCCAAATCGTGTTGTTTTGTAACCGCTGCGATGTGCTGTCCTCTGTTAAGCGCTCAACTTTGATTTTAAATGGAACAGCGGGCAAATCATCAAATTCAAACTGTTTAAGATATTGCGAACTATACTTACCATTAATTGAAACTAGGTAGCTCGTTTGTCCAATCGTAATCATTAAGTCTACTTTAGAACCGTAGGTATCACCTTTATCATTTTGACTAAACAGCGATTGAACACCAACAGTAAAACGTAAACGGCTCACTTTGTTATCCGTCACAGTGCGAGTAAGTGGTGTCAATTTTCTTACTTGAGCACTCACAGCAACTTCTTTTTCAGACGTATTGAACCCCTCCATAATCGCTTGATCTTGTGTGCCAATACGCCCTTGTGCATCCACGTTTTTAAAATTGTAACTATCATCACTTGCTTGAATTGGCGTTTTATCCAAGTACACGGATTTAACACCATCCACTAAGCCTTGAATCTCACCTTCAGATATAATTTCTACAATCTTGACAAACTGTTTAGAACGCCCACTTTCTGGAGCTTCATAAGGCGTATGTCCACCACCACCTTTTTTTCCACCCATAGCTTACCCCTTAAAAAATCCTGTTCTTTTATTTTTAATTACAATATCAACATTTACAGTTTCAACGCCCTGTGAAATTACCATTGAACCACAGAGCATGCGTCCGTAAGCCAATGGCACCATTCGCCCTTGCGCGACCATATTCGAAAGATTAGAGAATGAAGTAGAGCGTTTTTTCTCTACATCATTTGCTTGTTGCATTTGTGGTGGCTTAGTCAACATTTGAGCCACTCCACCTGCCATCATTCCAATCCCCATAGCAATAACACTTGGTCCATAAGCAGCAAGCGGTGTATATAGCATCACAACGCCGATTACTGTAATAACAGCACCTAAGATAGTTTGAAAGACTCCAGCTTTCTTAGCTCCCTTTAAAACAGGTGTAAAATGTACTGTCATCCCATCTTTCAAGTTATAAAAAAAACCTTTCTCTAAATAACGATTGTCAATATATTCTTTACCAATTCTGATCGTAAATTTACCTTGTTGAATAAATTCTCTAAGTTTTGGTATTTGTGTTGTTAATGCTTTAACAATCTCAGCAACATTCTTTACGTCTAATTTGAAGTCAGTACCAAATTGTTTAAGGGCACCGTAAAATTTAACGTTGACCATTGTTTAAATCTCCAAATACTATGTGTATGTTTAAGTCAATATCCGTCATATAAATCACGTTTAGATAAACGTTTAGGACTATGATGTAACACTTGCTGATTGCCAATGTAGATCGCTGCGTGATTTGGTACATCTGCCCCAACTTGCATTAGAATCACATCACCAACTTGCACCGCACTTTCATCTTTAACTCGCCCAAAACCATATTTTTCTATGTTGTCTAGATACAGATTCTGTCCGTCTTCCCACCAGAAATCATCTCTTTCAAAATCAGGGAAATCAACACCAGCCAAGCGATAAAAATCGCGGAATAGCGTGTAACAATCTATTTCACCATGACTGGAGAATGTTTTTCTGTGATGAACTTCAAATTATCGACTCGCCAAAAACTTCATTGTTTTATTCACAATTACCACCAGCGAATTGCATTAATCAAATCAGGTAGTACCCACGATATACCAAAAATAAAACTTAAAATCACAACAACGTAAGCAAAACGGCGAGCTGTTGCATCTTTTGAAATAACTTCTAGCATTTTTGCCACCTCTATATTAAAATTCATCATAATTTATGTCCTCTTAGTCAGATTAAGTGGATAATAAAAAACCCCGAACACTGCGAATGTTTGGGGTTTGTTTTTTTGGAGTATGCTTCAAATATTGGTAATAACAAAAAGGCATGGTTGTTATGACCATGCCTTAGATTTCTAGGAATAAATCCATTTGCTGAATCGCTGCAAACTCTCGCTCAAGTTCAGCCTTTTCTTTTTTGCATTCGTTTAACGTCTTTCCTTTTTGGCTAGATCGCATTTTGTAATCTGCCATTTTAGCTCGCCAAGCCTCTGTTTTATTCTTCACTTCATCTCGACGAGCAATGCCAGTCGTCCAATAATCCCATAAAGCAAGAAAACATTCTTCTTGGTAGTTTTCCAACCGTTCTTTTAAATCTGAACGCACTTTATTTGGGTTGATTGAGAACAGCCAACCATTTAATTTCTTGATTGGCATACACAACATTTCACGATTTTTCCCATCTTGGGCAACTGTGGTGATATGACCACAGTTGAATTTGGCACTTTGTTCAACCAATTTCTTATGTTGAACTTTCCAGTCCAACCCAATCCCTAAAACAATTTCACGCATTGCTACATAAGCAATACCATTGTTATCAATTAATGTAATTTCTTGACCTAAAAATTCTGTTTTTAATGCTTGCATAAAGATGCTCCTGTTAAATTTTGAGTAATAAAAAACCCCGACCATTTCTGATCGAGGTTATTTGTTGCCACAACGTTCCTACCTTTCGGCTTGGTATCTACCAATTTAAAGATGTTGGAGGAATTTTACGCATAAAAAAAGCCAAAAAGTAAAATAAATTACAATTCGGCTATTATTAGGAATTTTACCTTAAAATTATAAAAAGTCAATTTTTAATACTCCCCCAAAAAATATTAACTTTATTTTGGGGATGATGATTATTTTATCGACTCGCCAAAAACTCTGCACTTCCGTCATCTTCCAATTCTTCTGTTTTCTGCTCTTTATAAAACGGCATAAAGTCAGTTAATTCCATTGGTTTTGATTTTGGATCACGATTAATCATGGCAAGTAAATGTGATATTTGAGCCGTGCGATAATCTTCACGCCAAAGTCCAAACGGCTGTTCATTGTAGAATTGTTGGTATTCTTCCAAGTGCCGTTCTGACATTTGTTCGATTTCTGCTAAGGTTTTACCCAACGCAAGCGACAGATTGATTTGGAACTTGCGTCGGTTCGTTAGTTTTTTGTTTCTTCTTCCTTTGGGTTGATTACTGCAGTTAATTTTTCAAAGACTTCTTTGTCTAACTGCGAAAGTGCGGCTAAATCTTCTTCATTTTCTGCATTAAACAGATTATTCCCATCTTCATCGCATAAACGAATTGCTAACGTGCGGGTTAATGTATGGGGATCGTAAATTTTCGCTAATTGCTTAGTTAACTCTTCTGTATCATCAAAATTTAATTCAATCCCTTGTGATTGTGCAATTTTAACTAAACGTTGTTGTTGTCCGTAAAGCTGTTCGTTGACTTCACCTACATTAAATTCACGTACATAGGATTCTGCACCGTTGATTTCCAGTTTTGTTAAGCGTGGTTTATTTTTTAAAAGTGTTTCGCGTGTGCCTTTCATTTACTTTTCCTTTATTTTAGACAATAAAAAAGCCCTCGATTGAGGGCTGATATAGATTAAGCGACTGGTAATAAGTAGTCGCGTTTTGATTGCTTGATCGTAATACCTGATTCAAACTTGCCTTTGACTTCACCACTGATGTTAGCACCCGTTTGGATAAAGCCTGTACCGTAAAGTGAACCTTGATTTTCCTTGAAGACAATCAAGTATGGGAAGGTTTCTTTGCCGTAGAATTTCTTACGCAAGTCGGCTTGCATCACTGTTGCTGGCGCATAAAAGAAAGTTAACTTCACCGAACCGAGTTCAATATCCCCAGGCTCTGTTTCAGTCCCTTCACTGCACATAGTCGTCACATCTTCTTCGGTCAAGGTGTCACCGTCTTTTTCGATGTTCTTGATTGCGCAGAAATTAGATGACCATTTTACTTTTGCCATTTTAGCATTCGCAAAATCCGTTGGTTTGTCTTGGTTTGACCAATCCACCTCGTCGGCGAGAGTGATAGTATTGTTATCCACCCCTTTAACTGGGTAATAACCATCAAGTGCTCCTAGTCCTGTGATTTTAATACAATCACCTTTTTTCAAACCGTGACTTGCTACTGTGATTTTGGCATTAGGTGAAACTTCACAAGCCGTAATTGCTTTTTCAGCTTCGACACCAGTGCCGAGATAAAATTTTGTTCCTTGGAACGGGGTTGTTTTAGCCATTAGTTTTCTCCTTCTAATCCATATTCGATATTAAATTGAATTTGTGAAACGTACCAAGTACGTTGTTGTTGATCTTGCTCGTAGCTATATGCTGTCAATGCAATACTATCTAGGTGTATAAATTCTGCTTGTTCTAAGCAATCGGCAACTTGCTGAGCAATCTCATCTAGTTCATTTTCACCATTGTCAATAGATTTGATGTAAATAGCCACGTTGAGCTTCGCTTGCCATTGGCTACAACAAGTAGTAGCCTCTTGACAAAATGCATCATCAATAAAAACCGCAATGGCTTTCTGCTCTTCATCAATATTGATAAACGTAGGGCGACCACTGTAAAAATACTCAACATCATTGATTTTCTTCTGCAGAAGTGTAGTCACTTCTTCTCGAATTTGGGTATGGATTTGCATTATTTTCTCCGTAATGAAAGCGAGAGATTTTTGGCGAGTTCCTGTCTAAGTTGTTCAGGATAATCCGCCAATTCTTTATGAAAAGCATTAGTTAAAGGCGTTGCAAGTGGTATTTTTGCCACATCAATACCATAACGTTCTCGCCCTTGGCGAAACATTACGTGTGTTCTGCCATTAGCAAGCCGCTGAACAAAGCCACGGGCGACTGAATGCTGCCCTACTCGTAACACACCTTTACGAGCAAAAATACGGTTGCGTTTAGTTTCCAACACACGAATTAATGGCATATGGCTACGATTAACACTAATAACTGCTTTCGGGTTACTTGCTGTTGGTGAGAATATTAGCCTTGCTCTACCGCGCACCGTTTTTACATTTACGCCAATCTGTTGAGCAACGCCTTTGGTGGCTTTTTTCATCGCTGATTTTGCAATTTTTCGGATAGATTTCGCCGCTTGCTTATTCACGTCACGTTGCAGTTTTTGCATTGCTTGGCGTAATTGACGCTCACCTGTGATTTTGCTCATCATTTACTCCAGCTGTAATACGATCATTCCATCGACAAAGTGGTAGGATTTAACCAGATATTTCTTGCCATTTCCGACCACTTTATCGTCTAAACGGGGCTTATAGCCTGATGTGCGAAAGAGGGTTAAGGTTCGCAATATGCCGTTTAATGCTTGCTCCTCATAAGAATGAAATCCCTCCATAATACGAGGGGCTTCGTCATAAGTCGCAGGATAAGGCTTATTGTTAATCAGCCATTCCGACATCATCGTTTGAGTGATGGTTTGATCTGCCTGTGATAACGCTTTTTCAAAAAGGCTAGGCATTGATTTTCACATCAACTTCCGCAGATGATGTGCCTGAATTTGACCAAGCAACGCCAAGGCGTTTATGTGAGCCCTTTGAAGTTGTTGCTTCGCTAGCGCCACTATCCCAATATAAAACCGTACCTTGCTGAATATTGTCTGATTGCTTGGCTTTCACACGCCATACTCCACCAACAATACCTGTGCCCGCTGCTTGATTTTCAATATCTGTGACTGCAATGGCGTTGAGGTTATTGATTTGTACAACATCGCCGCTTTTAGTTGCTTTTGTCGCAACAAAATCAATGGTGTCACCATTTTGAATAAAGTTTTTAGCCATAAGAATTTTCCTTATTTTTGATAATAAAAAACCGCACTAATTAAAGTGCGGTCAATTTTGGGAGAATTTACGCATTTGTTACACGTACAATACCACGATGATCTAGTACATTTACACCAGCATCAATACGAACTTTTGTGGTTACTCCATCTACGGTAAAGCCCGTTTGCTGATCGATAAATGGTGTTTCTACGCCGTTGAGGTAGGATACTTCAATAGCCTCTTTGTTGAGCAAGTACCAAACTTTAGGATTGATACCTTGTAGACGTTGTGATTTAATCACAGGCACCACATTTTGCAATGGGTTAATAATGCCCGCGTTAATATCCGCACCTTCAACTGAACTAGAACCTAAGACCTGTTTGGTTTTGGTGAATAATGATGTTGGTGTCAGTAAAACATCTGGTTCGATAGCTAATTGTTTACCATCAAAAGATTTTTGGGCATTCATTAATTGAATCGCTTGATCAATTGTTGCAACATTAATTTTGCCATTGGTTAAGGTGTTTTTGTGAGAAGTATCATACAATTTCTTGCTGTCGTAGTTCATCACAGGATCGCCAGTTAATTGAGCAAATACCAAATCTGCGATAGTTGCTCGTGCAGCTTGACCAAGCTTGAATGGAATGGCTGTTAGCATATTCATATCATCATTGATGATAGTTTGACGTGTAATGCTAAATAAGCCACCATAGGTTGCCAAAGATACGTGAGTACCTGTATCACCCAGTGTTACATAAGTGTACTCTGCCCCTTCGCGCACCATTGGTAGACTATCAAAACCACCTAAGCCTACTCGATAGGCAGGACGGAAATCCGTTAAGGTGCCTTTATGCGTCCAGGTTTCAAAGTTTTCTTTGCTTTCTTCCCAGCCACGAAGTACAGACTTATGGGCTACATCAATGAGAATTTGACCAAAATCACTTGTTGAATGCGTGAACGCCATACCGACAATTTGCATTGGGTTGTAATTTAATACACTAACACCACGATCAACCAATGAAGCACGAGCCAATTCACGCAAGGTCATTGCGTTGTAAGCATTGTCTTTCTCTGTTTTATCAACACCAGCACGAGCAAGTAAAGCAGACTTAACACTATCACTCACAAGATTACCATTGCCAGCATAAATATGATTTTGTGGTACGCTTGGCGTGGTGTTTTCGCCTAATTTGGCAAGTAGCTTGTCTTTGGCTTGTTCTGCGGTCATTGACACATCAGCAAGGCAATCTGCCATTAAGCCATCGTATTTATCGCCGAAAGCGGCAAAGGTGGCTTTAATTTTAGCGTTGCGTTCTGCTAATGCAGCAACAGGATCGATACTGGACTGAACAACAGTCGGTTTTTCGAGATTTTTTGCAACTGGTTGCTCTTCTACGACAGGTGGTGTCGTTTGAGCTGGTTGTTGCGGTTTAGCGTTGCCTTGTGGCGTGAATAACATATTTTTGATTGTTTCAGGCATATTAGTATAGTCCTCTAGTTTTTTGGATTGGATACAAGCCATCGCCACAAGTGGTTCGGCTAGTTTATCGGCGAAACCTTGCTCAACACACTCTTTGCCAGTGAGCCAAGTTTCTTCTTTCAGCATTTCTGCTAAATCTGTTTCAGATTTACCAGTTTTCGAGACATACGCCATAATCAGCGTACTTTCCACTTTATCTAGTAAATCTGCATACTTACGCATGTCATCTGCATCACCACCTTGAATACCCCAAGGCTTATGGATCATCATCATTGCATTTTCGGGCATAATGATTTCGTTACCCGCCATTGCAATTACGCTTGCCATAGATGTAGCAAGACCGTCGATATAGACGGTCTTGTTAGCTGGGTGATTTTTTAGTAAGTTGTAAATGGCGATGCCATCAAATACATCACCTCCCGGTGAGTGGATGTGCAGATTAATTTGTTTTAAATTGTTCCCAAGATTTTTCAAATCCTTGGCAAATTGCTGTGCAGTGACACCCCAAAATCCAATTTCATCATAAATCGAAATTTCAGCTGTATCATTCGTAGCCGCTTTGATGGTAAACCAAGATTGATTATTCGTCTTGCTTGCTATTCCCATCGCCATCGGTGCTAAAATCATTTTTGTTTTTCCCATCGATAATTCCTTGTGTATTGGTTAAATCAGTATCAAACTTCAAGCCTTCACGAGCATTTTCTTTCACTTCCACGATCCGTTGTCGTTTGACTTCGGCTGGGTTGTTTCCGCTTGCTCGGATGGCTTGCCCTTCAGTTGCTAGACCGCCTCTAATACGCTCTTTCCATGCACTTGCTTCTTTAATAGGGTCAATCCACGGCATTACTGGTCCTGAATAAACCGCATTAAATAGCGAATTTTGGTCAATATCATTTGGTAATTTAATCGCTTGTGAAGCAATCGCCATTTTCAGCCATTCGCGATAAATTGGACGACTAATTGTAGCTACAAAGGGCATCTTGTAGCACCGCATAGCCTTCAAAACTTTCTACAAGTTCCTGCCGTTGTGCAGAATAAGTGCCGTTGTAATCTCGAGCAATGCTTGAATAACTTGATCTTGTACCTGCAGCAGTCGCTCTTAATTGTCCATTACGGAAATTCTCCAAGTTAGTATTGGGGCGATTTGAGTTAATTAACCCAATATCTTCGCCCGGTTTCAGATCATCAATCACTGCACCTGGGGCAATATCAAACAGGCGTGGTTCATCGTTTTGCTCCTCATCGCCATAGAGTGCAGCATCACCTTTTTTAATGTACATCGTCATTGCCGCTGCAATACGTGCAGCAACTCGTTCGCTTTCTTCGTATTCCTTTAGATCCGCCAAACGCACAATGACACCATGCAACATACTTACACCACGAATTTGATGTAGTCGTTTACGAAAGGCGAGATGTAGCATATTTTCTGCCGACACCGTTTTAACCTTACTGTACATTCCACTGCTCTCTTGCGGATTATCCAAATAAACTTGATAAGCCGTTGGTTTCCGCCAAGCATTAAGATATACACCTTGCACTAATCCGTTTTTAGCTTCGTCCGACTGCATCGGCACAAAATCAGGCTCTAAGGCTTCCAGCGAAAAGGCTATGGGTGAACCGTGCTCAAGCCCAGTTACTTTGCCTTTAACAAACTGTACAAAAACCTCGCCATCTCGTAACCAAGTTCGCAATAGCATTCGTTCTAAGAGTGGTCGAGTATATAGCCCTGTCACTTCAGGTTTTACCGACCACTCCGCCCAGAGCTTGCGAATTTGACTTGCCAAATCTTCGTGAACATCACCAGCTAAAGTAAGCGGTTGTGGCTCGATATGAATACCTTTTGAGCCAATAACACGTTCTTCCATTTTGTCTAAAATGCCGATCACAATATCGTGATTTTGATCTAAAGCACGAGCTTGTTCTCTCAAACTGACCGCACTTTGACGAATGGTGGTATTTGCCCCCTTGCCTTCTCGCTGTGCTTTATGAATGCGGCTTGGTAATGCCGCTTCGTAGGCATTTAGTACATAGCGATTTTTAGATCGTTGTGCCGCCCATTTTGGCGACACTACGGCAATTGCTTTTTCAAATAGGTTCATAATGAATACCTTTATTTAGTAAAATTATTTGATGAAATAAGCACTCGCAAAAATTAAGGCACTAATCCCCCAACAAATAGCTATAATCATCGCTGAAGTGGCTAATCTTTTTCCAACAATACCTGCATCTTTTTCACTCATTTTTCCACCTACCTTTACTTGATGTTTTGGTGTATACTTGATCACGATTGCTCCTTAGTTGCTAAACTTGGATAAGGGATAAAGAAAAACCCCGAAAGATTGCCGTCTTTCGGGGTTTGTTTTTATACCTAATTAAATCTCACATATTTAATACGGTGCCGTTTAGTTCGCTGTCCGCTACTCGCAAGCTGTTCATCAAGCATCGTTTGGTAGCGATCACGCTGTTTTGTTAGTTCCGCCACCTGATAAGATACCGACCGCCCATTAAAGCTCACTTGGCTTTGAGCGATTTCGATTTTTTCATCAAGTGTACGGATTTTTTGTTTAAGTTCGTCAATTGAGTAAATACTCATAGCCACCCACCTGTTTTTCTTCCACCATCACTCAACCAACTGCTTTTCGATTTTGTCTGTTTTGGTGTTGCTTTTGCGATTTTTTCTTCTGTTTCGACCGCTTGCTCTACCATTACTGCTTGTTCACGGATAATATTCGGATTGATGTCAGGTAGTTTTGCCCAACTTGGCACGTCTTTTTCATCACCCCACTTGATCCGTTCATAACCACGCAAAATAGCAATGGCGTGAGCGTAGCAAAACAAGTCAAAGGCTTCGTTATTGTCTTTCCCTGGTTTCCGCCACTTACCATCAGCACCACGTTCTTCATAAACCAATTCATTAAAAAACCATTCTCCGATCCACTCAGGAAAGTGAATGTAATTAGCCCCGACAGTATCTCGAGCTAGAGCATTATTAATACGATCTTTGAGATAGTCCGTTTGCAATAAATACAATGGCACATCGCCTCGAGCTGAAGAATGACGATCAGAACGAGTGGTATTATCAGGATAGGTTTTCGTGATTAGCTTTTGCCGTTTGGTGCTATCACCTTTAACTAGATAAACTCGCTTGGCGTAACCATCACGACGACATTTTCGCCAGAATTTATAAGCATTATCGGTGACTCCTTCTTCGCCACCACTATCCACCGCCCTTGCTAAAATTGGCATAAAGTGGTTAGGATTGTTTGATAGCGGATAGCATTTCTTCAGTACGTCTGAGATTAAAATATGCCAATCATCAGGTATACGAGGGTCTATTTTCTCAATTACACCATCACTATCAGGCAATGTGTGTGAAATGTTATAACGATCTATTAACCAACGTTCGCCATTCTCTCCATAACCGACCATTTGCACCACAAAACGACGATTTTTCCCACCTTGTACATCCACAGCTGCCACAATAAAGCGACATTGCGGTGGTACGGTTTTTTCGTCAATTTCTTCACGGCGTTCCATCAATTCATCAGAGAGACGTTGTTCAAGTGCGGAGCGTGGAAGATAGGGTAATCCGCAGTCAGTATTTGTCACTGCTTTTAGAGTTTCCTCGCTTCCTGTCATTTCATATTCATGTTCTGCAGTTAATAACTTATATATTAATTGCTCCCATTTTTGATAACCAGCAGCGGGACCTTCTAGCCAAAAAGAAGCAATACGTGTATTCCTTCCTTTTCCTTTAATTTTCCCTTTCTTATCTATTGTTTGACCTTCTTTAAGCCAAACGCCTTTTATATTCAACTCACGTTTTAGCGACGGTTCAATCAACGTCTGACAAGACGGACATTGTAATCGTGCTTTTTCACTGGCTTTTACAAAGTCATCATCATCTCTATAACCAGTCATATTCGCCATGCTTGGTTCAAAGTATTCTTTACAATGTGGACATGGCCAATAAAAGCGACGTCTGTCGCCCCGGTTATATAAGCTTAAAATCCCTGTTGTAGGCGGTGCTTCATGTGTTGATTTTGGATGATGTTTAAGATCAACAATGTCCTTTCCGGGTGAGCTTTCAACAAGCGTCATTCCTGATGACATAAATGTCGTGGTACGTTTTGACGCAAGCGAAAAGCCGTCCCCCTCACCGTCAACATCTTCGGGCCAGCGATCGTAATCAGTCAGCGCGACGTATTTGTAGTCAGACGACGACAAGACATTAATAGATGGCCACCCGATTTTTAATAAGTTTCCAGCACGAAAATATTTATCATGCACGTTATTATCGTTCTTGCGTGGACTTAATCGTTTCGCAATTTCAGGCGAACAACGGAAAGTGCGGTCTAATCTTTTACGACTGTGTTCACTCGCTTTTTCTTGTGTTAATTGAACAAGTAAAAAGTCTGACGGATCGCAGATAATTGAATAAGTGATCCAACCGTCAATTAATCCGATCGTTTTACCTGTTCGCGCAGGACCAACAAAAACAACCGCGTCGTATTCACGAGAACTTAAACAATCCATTGGCTCAATTAAATAACTTACAGTGTCTTTATCCCATTTGATAGAATTTCCACCACCAATGGGGACACGCATATATTCATAGACTGCTTCAGATACTTTCATTCGACGTGGTGCTTTCACTGAACTCGCTATATCTCGTCGAATATCTTTAGCAGATGCAAACATGGTTAATCCTCTGAATCATCATGATTGTTGTTTTGAATATGTAATGCCATTTGATCTCTTAGATCATCAATAATTTGTTGTACTCGCATAAGTGCTTTCGGTTGAAGTGCCGCGTCACGTTCTAAAATATCCGGCAATGTTTCTAATGTTTGAACTACCGCTTTTGCTAAAGCACTCATTTCTTGTGCAACTTCAAAAGCTGGAATTAATTGACCAGTTTCTCGCTCATACTTAAGCCTTTCATTTTCAGCTTGCCAAAATGCTTTGCGATCAACTGGTAATAGTGAATCGACATCTGTCGACATCTTTTCTGATAATCCAGATCGAATAAGATCCGAAAGTAAATAGAGTTTTAATTTTGAATTGCTGCCGCTTGCTGGCGTTAACCCAGCGAGCCGTTGAGATACCGTCTGGCGGTGCATTCCAACCAGTTCAGCTATCTGATTTATGTTTAATTTTATGTCGAATAAATTATCCATAATCTAAAAAACCCACTGATTAAAAGTCTGAAAAAACTGATTAAAAATGCAACAAAAACCCAGATGATGACTGAAAATTCGAAAAACTGCCGAAAACCGCGAGCGCCCAACCCCGTGGAAAGCCCACTCCCGTCAGGAGTACCTTTTACATTTTGTAATGAATAAAAAAATAAGCATTTTTGTTTATCCGTGAATTTAGTTTTCACCACGCCCTTTAGACGTGGATTTAACCTCGTCTTTTTTTGGCATAGTGGTTAATCCTTTTTTAAAATACTTGACTTGTGTGTATATGTGTGTATAATAATACTTGATTAAGACAAAGGAGGTATTTTTTGAACTCATACGACTTAATCAAGGAACTTAAAAAAGCTGGTTGTTTTTTTGGTTCGTCAAGGGAAAGGAAGTCATCAAATATGGGAATCTCCTATTACAGGGAAACGATTTCCCGTTCCACATCCCAAGCAACATTTACCAATTGGCACTTTAAGATCCATAAAGAAATCGGCAGGGCTTTTATAGCTCTGCCGAGTCCTATCTAGGAGGTTATATGTTATTTACCATTGGCGTTGAAACGCCAAAAAACGAAAATGAAGCGTTTGGCTTATGTGTGCCTGCGCTTTTTAATGAAACTTACTCTTGTTTTAGTGCTGCGGATACTGTCGAAGAAATTGTTCCAATGGTAACTGACGCAATCCATACCATCTTGGAAATGATGGTTGAGGGTGATTTTGATATTTCCCAAATTAAAGATTTGGGCTTTCTTCACTATAAAGAACAAGAAGATTTTCAATATTGCGATAGTTGGTTATTAATCGATGTAGATATCACTGCTTACTTTGGTAAACGCCAGCGTGTTAATATTGTATTACCGCAATATCTAATTGATAGAATAGACCAACGTGTAGCTAATAACTCAACTTACAAAGATCGCAGTCATTTCTTAGCCATTGCCTCACAGCGAGAGCTATCATCATCTTTATAATAAAAAAGGCATAGTGAAATATCTATGCCTTTAGTGTTGTGTATTTTCTACTTGCCATTCTCTTATCTTATCAATGCGATTAAGACACACATCACGCTCACGTTTAAGAATGACGGCATACTTTGAAACGTCACCGTAAGTATTGCCATTAAACCCCGTCTTGTCTAAGTGTGCGAGAAGTGCAGATGGAATACTTTGGCATACTTGCGCTACTGGTTTACTTGCGCAAGAAGTCAATAATAGAACGAGGAGCGTTAGCATTGTAAGCGTCAGTACTCTTTTCATCATGTGATATAGAATTAATCGCATCATCTTCCTGTTTCCTTAACTCACTTTCTAAGCGACTTATTTCAAGTGTAAGCTGCCTGTTTATTTCTGCTTGTTTTTCTAAGTTAGAAATCACTGCACTTTGTTGTACTATGGTTTGGGTTTGTGTAGCATTTTCTGCTTTTAGCCCAGAATAAACTTGCCATTGAATCCACATCCACAACACCACACTCACCGCTAAAATGATTGGTGTTAGTATTGGTCTGATAAGCCCGCTAAACATAGTTCTTTCTCTTTATCTCTACGAATAACTAAACCACGCAACACTTTACCACCCGAATAAATCCATCGCGGGAATTGATCACACATCGCTTTAATATTGCCGTTACGTGCGTGCTTGAATAGCGTTGAACTTCTTAGCTTTCCGCACCCCACATTAAATGTTAGCGATACCGCAGCTTCGAAAGCCCCTTGCGGTAAATTCACACCGCCAGCGAACATATTTACGCAACGCTCGGCTTTTTTTAAATCATAAACCCAGCGATCCGCAATTTCTTGTTCTGTATATCGTTTATTGCGTTCAATCTTCAATCCACTTGCTTCTGTGCTACCAATCCCGACTGTCAACACATCCGCTGGACATTTGTACGGATCTAGCATACAACCCTCAGCATTGCCTATGATTTCTAGTCCTCTTTACCCTGTGCGAATCTGCCCGTCATTTTTAGAAAGCACAATCGCAATAATCGAAGCGACAGCACACACAGCGAGTTTTTTAGAATGTTTCAT